CCAAGCGGTCAGCAGTCGTTGACTTGCAGAGTTCCGCAATTGTAAAATACTTCATTTTTTATCCTCCTTTTTATTTTCGTTGTCAAATAGTATCTGAGCCATGATCTTGGCAATATCATCCTTGTTCTCGATAATCACACTCATTGTCTTCTCAGCCTTGCGCAACTCCGCTTTTTCCCATGATTTTTCACGGACTGATTTAAACTCACAGAAAATGCAGTAACCCGTCCAAATCATTGAAAAAATAGGGAAGGGGATAACTACGCAGCATAACAGGTCAATGAAGCACAATTCTATGAACGGGGTGAAATACTTCTTCGCTTTGACGGCTGTTTTCTTATATCCCGTGGATGTTCTTGCCTCCCCCCGTTGCTTGGCTTTCATTACTCCCGTGATAAGGTCTACTAACATAGCCCCCATTGTAGCTGCAATACACAAGGCTATAAGCACAATATGTATCATCATGTGCTCGTTGATAAAATTGTAGATTACATCTCTCATTGAAAGTAAGTTTTGAACACATTAATATGATAGATATTCACCTGTCCATAGTTGGCATCAAATATCTTCTTGATCTCGTAGCCCAATCCATAAGATAACGCTTTCATTCTTCGCCAGTTGATGGAACGCCAGTTCATATTATGCTCCTTTGCCCAACGCTTGATACTGTACCATTCTTTGGACTCATCAAGTTGCTCGGTCTTCTGTTCTATTTGTTTCTGTTGCTCCTCAATCTTCATTTGCTGTTGGGCAGCTAGCATAAGAGCCTCTCCAAAAGACTGAGGGACGTTATACTGAGAATGAAGCGAGTAACTACCTGTATTTACCACCGAAGGAACAATCTCATCAAATATCCAACTCTCAAACTCGTCAGCTTTCGGCATCTGGCTTTTGGTTATCAAGCGATAGATGTTGCCTTCGCTAATAAACTTCATTGATTTCATTTGTATAGCTGGCGTACCATCTGCTTTTAATCCAGTTTGTACCCCTGCTACGGAAACTAATCCGCAACAAGCTCTTGGCTTTATCAAATATGTAGTATGTCCTTTCGTCATAATCAATGTGGCGTGCATCTTCACACGCTTCCACAAAGATAAATATTGCTTCTTTCTTTCGCAAATAAGAATACAAAAAAAAGAACGACCACCAGCGAAAAGCACAGCAGCCGTTCAATCCACGCCCTACTCTCTATCCCATTCTCCCAAGAAGACAATATCGAAGATATCAAACAGGTTGTATCCACATGGGAAAAAGGTTAATAAAATATATGTTGTATAATCTGTTATTTTAATTTAGATTAAACAAAAATAATATTTAAATTGTTTGTTAATGAATAAATTAATTTGTTCCTTTGTAGCAGGCAATAGCCTTCATGGTGTGAAGTTACACCATACCCACTTTTAGAACGTGATCACTGTGGAGGCAATTGCTGTATTATAACGGTGGTTGCCTTTATTGTTGAACAATGAAACAATGGTTTAAGATACCTTCTTTAAAGAAGTCGAATAAGGATATGTATAGTGATGCTACTTATCATGGTAAAGATGATGGTGGTAATTTTATTTATGTTCCTAAATGGGTGGAAAATCTGTTTTCTGGCAATAGAGGGAATATAGATTTTGACATGTCGACCGTTGAAGGGAAATCAAGAGCCTTACATGAATGTTGGCCGTTTGCAATGGTTCTAGATCATTGCGGAAGAATGATGCAGAATGGGCGGTATTATGTGACGGATATTAACGGAAACGAGAAGAGGAGTTTCAAAGACATTGTGACTCTTCTGAATCGTCCGAATGTGATACAGAGTGGGCGTTCTTTTATAAAGCAGATTGAGATATCTTTGAAGTGTTTCGGATTTTGCCCTGTCTATACACTAAGAGCTTTAAAGTCTGATCTCCCTAAATCCATGATGGTAATACCTCCCGAATTATTCTACATGGAATCATTCGGTAAGGGCCCGTTTACTCAAACAGAGCTTTCTTCAATTGCTAGTAAGGTATATATACGTTGGGGAAATGAGAATATAGAACTTGGTGATGAGGAGTATTTTGTCATATACGATTCGATAATGGATATTCCAAGTAATAATGGAGGGAGAATTACCTTCCACTCCCCTGTGGACGCATTATCTACTCATACTCGAAACTATATGGCTCAACTGATAGGGAGAGGAAACCTTATTGTTAATGGAGGACCTAAAGGGATACTATACGGAAATGATACGACTGACGTAGGGAATGCAGCTATTACTCCGTCTGAATCCAAGAAATTGCAGGATGATTTCAAAAGGAAATATGGTATAGTGCATAAGTTGTATGAAATCATGGTGACTCCTAAGAAACTAGGGTGGATTACATTAGGGTCAAATACAGACCAATTGAAGCTTCATGAGGAGGATAAGGCGTGTTTGGAAGCGATAGCTCAGACGATAGGCTTTGACCCCAATCTGATTATACAAGGAAGTACTTATGATAACTCTTCTCAAGCAAAGAAAGCGGCATATCAGGACCTTATTATACCTGACAGTGAATCTATAACAGAGGCTCTGACTAATGCTATATGTAAGGACAGGGCAATAATCAAAATGGACTTCACTCATGTCCCTTGCCTTCAAAAGGATATGAAAGAATTGGCGGATGCCTTGTCTACAGCCTCTAATGCTGTAGCTTCATTGTATAACAATCGGCTGATTACTTTTGAAGAGGCAAGAACCGAAATGTCCAATTTTACAGATATTGATCCTGATAATCCTAAGGGAGAATTTAAAAGTGAAATAAATAATGATGGAGACAAGCAAATACAAAAACAGGCTGGGGAAGCAGTATAAATCCTTAGCTTTTTATGCAAAGGAGATACAATATGATTCTGGCAGCAGAACTATCAGTGGCTATGCTGCGGTTTTCAATAACATTGATAAGTCCGGTGACATGCTCCTGAAAGGTTGTTTTTCAAAAAGCATACAGGAGAGAGGCCCGGGAAGTTCTGCTAATGATAAGATTATCATGTTGTGGATGCATGACATGCATGAGCCTATAGGACGCATTACGCTTCTGCAAGAAGATGAGAAAGGGCTTTACTTTGAAGCGTCTATTGATGATGTGGAAAGAGGAAATCAAGCGTTGAAGCAGCTTGAAAGTGGCACTTTGAACCAGTTCTCTATAGGTTATAGTTATGTATGGGAAAAATGTGAATATGACAGGGAACGTGATTGCTTGGTTGTAAAGGAAGTCATTCTGTATGAGATATCCGTAGTGTCCATAGGATGTAACGGAGAAACTGAATATCTTGGTCTGAAATCGGCAGAAGAATATGAAAGTGCGTTGGAGTCACTTCCGGTTGAAATAAGTGATGTATGTAAAGGACTTCCGATAAGAAAGAGGGAGGAAATCCAAATGTTAGTAAGAAAAGCGATGTCACTCGCTCGATACAAGCCGGCAGACAAGCCACTTGATGAAGAGGGAGCCGATGAAAAAATAAAACTATTTACAAAACCTTTAAAACTTAAAGAAGCATGAAATTTGACTTTTTAAGCAAAATTGATTTGTCGGTAATGGATGAGGTTTCCGTGAAGTCATTACAGGCGTTGCAGGACGCAATAAACGCTACTGTAGGCGATTTCATGGACGATACTATCGACAAAAAAACTTTTGAGGATAAATTAAATGAGGTTTCTCAAAAGATAGATTCCGAAAAGGAATTGGATACAGTGCGTAAGGAACTTGGTGAGATGAAAGAGATAATCGTTCGCATGAAAGGTGCAATGCATAAGAATGAAGACGGGCAAATGGTGTTCAAGTCTGTATACCAGCAGATTGAAGAGCAATTGAAGGATTTCATCACAGTAGGCAAGCACGGAGAGAAAACTGTGGACTTGAAAACGGCTTGTAAGCAGTCCCCCGGTTTTAAGAAAAGCCTTACGCTTATTATAAACAAGAAGGAGGTTGATCCCTTGAAGAGTACGGGTGCGGCACCACATTATAACATGACAATTGATAGTCAGTTATCTGTTGATCCACGTTCCCAGACTGTAATCCGTAAATTTGCCAATGTGGCAGCAATATCTACACGATCATTGACTTATGCGGAGTTCAATCCGGGTGAAGAAGAAGCCGAATGGGTTCCAGAAGGCGGTCTTAAGCCTATGATGAGCGGTACATTGGCAGAAGTTACTATCAATGCTGGCAAAGTGGCTCTTGGCACAAAAGTAACCGAAGAAACATTATCTGATTTGCCTCAGTTGGTTGCGGAGGTTAGGGCTGAGATTATCAATCGTATTGGTTTGAAAGAAGAAGAAGGTATTCTGTCTGGTACTGGTTCCGGCGGTCAGATTAAAGGGATTGGGAGTGATATACCTACATTCTCTTTGACAGCTCTGAAAGTAGAGAAACCCAACACTTATGATGTTATTGTTGGTATGTATACACAGATTGTATCAATGTCCAATATGGCTTATCGTCCAAACCTTGTGCTTATGCATCCTCTTGACTATGCACAGATGCAGTTGACTAAGGATGTTAATGGACAATATCTCCGTCCTTTCCGTATTGGTGATGAACTGATTCAAGGTTTGAAAGTGGAAACCAGCACTGCAATCAAACAAGGTGATATTTGGGTTGGCGATTTTAACTATCTTAACATCCGTGATGTATGGGTTCTTACCATTACACTTGGATGGGAAAATGATGATTTCACTAAAAATATGGTGACTATCCTTGGTGAAAAACGTCTTATGGTGTATATTAAAAAGCAATATAAAACTGCATTTGTCAAGGATAAGATTGCGACCGTTATTGAAGCTATAACCCCTGCCGGTATTGGCGGATAAATTTATTAAACATTATGAAAGTAAATTTGACTAAAACTTATGAGGTTGAGTTCGCAAAGGACGGGGCCGTTTATAAAAAAGGTGATAAAGTAAGTGTTAATATGTTACTTGCAGGTAAGTTCTTCCAAGATGGACGTGTTGCCACTGTTCCTTCGGAATTGATGGAAGACGCTAAGAAAATCGGTGCTGAAGATTTGTTCAATAAAAAGAAGGACCTCAAAGATATTGTGTAATGTTGGTGGATTATACTTTTTTCCAAGGTGGTATTCTTGATATCGAAGGTGCAGTATTGAATATACATACTCCTTCTGAGACTAATAAGGCAATTGTTGACAGCCTTCAAGGCTTTGTAATGCAATATGAGCCGGAATATTTAGAGAAGCTCCTAGGGGAAAAGTTGTATAAGGAATTCTCATCCTATATTTCCAACGATGGAAAAACTAAGGAAAAAAGATGGGATGATCTTATAGCGCATCTTGTCATGAAATATAGTGATGGCGATAGGGAGATTTCCAAATCCCCCATCGCCAACTATATATACTTCCATTACTTGAGACATAATCACACTCAGGCGACTATTACAGGAGTGAAGGCTGATGGAGATGATGGCCGTCTTGTAAGTCCCGAAAGGAAAATGATGTTTGCATGGAACGACATGGTAAGAATGAATATCAGACTTGTGAGATGGCTTCAAGGCAATAATGCGGACTATCCGGATATCGCCACCGATTTCGAATTGATGGAAACAATTAATTCCTTTGGGTTATGATAATTGATATAATATCAGATGTATGTGCTTCCTTGTCAAAAAGAATGGATCAACAGATAAATTACATATATGGTGACAGTTCTTATATAAGGGAAACACTTCTTCTTCTTGGGAAAAGCAGGGTGACAGCATCGGGAAAATTCCCAATGATAGGGCTGTATGTTCCCTTAGACGAGGAAAGGGATAGTGAGAATTATTTTTGTAAGGCATCTGTAAACATAATAATCGCTACCAATACACTGGAAAAGTATACAAATGAACAACGTCGTGAGATATCTTTTGAAGGTATTCTTCGACCTTTGTATTACGGATTCATAGAAGAGTTAAAAAAATGTGATAAATTTGATTTCGGTTACTCCGGTATTGTAAGCCATACATATTCAGAAAATTATAGTTTTGGAAGACGTGGCGCTGTTGATGTTGACGGTAAGGAAGTTGGCGAAAAGATAGATGCTATTGAAATAAAGAATTTGGATTTAACAGTTAAAAATCAGAATTGTTATGCGAACAGATATTAGAGAGTGCGGCAGCACGTCCGGATTTAATACTGGAATGAGTTACTGCCCCCTGCAACCGGACAAGGTCGCAGGTGTTATATTGGTCATTCATGGCAAAAAACTGCCCAAAGAATTGACTGCTGAGGCTTTGGAGGAAGCCTGTCATGCTGATTATCCGGACAGAATTTATCCTATTACAGGATTTTCGGAATACGCGGTAAGCGGCGGTGAACCCAATACAACAGAAAATGGTTATGCCGGGTCGGAAATAACGGGCTATTCGGCAAGGACGGATACATTCACGTTGCGTAAGTTTAATCTAGCTTTACAAGCTAATCTTGTAGCCAACAAGGATACATTGTTTGATATGTATGTTTTTGACAAGAATAATGTTATCTACGGAGAGGATGACGGAACAGACGAGCTTGCAGGATTCGATTTGTCAGGGGTTTACCCTACAGGGCAGACTTATGACTCAAGCGGACAAAAGGCTTATCTTGCGTTTAATGCAATGTATTCCGATGCGGAGAAGATGATGAAAAACATGTCTGTAAAGCAAGCGGGTGTCAATTTGGAAAATGTTCTCAAGGGATTGAATTACGTTGAATTTGTCAAAATGGCATCTCCTGAGAATACATATAAACTCGTGGATCACTATGACCGCACAGACCTTACTGCATATTATGGCACTGTATTGTCTAATAAGGCTTCAACAGTCGTTTCTGGTGCGTCAGCACTGGAATACAGTAACGGTGTGCTTACAGCGACAGGAGGTGTACCGGTGCTTAAATCTCCTTCTATTTTACAGGCTAATGGGGTCATTGGAATTGAACAATGGGTACAATGAGAATTAATGGAGTCACATTTATAGAATCCGAAGTGGTTAAGCTTTCATTGGATGAGTTTGTCGCTCAGAATATAGATGTATTCTGGAAGGACATTTCTAGAGAAAGGCGGAAATCAAGGCTGGTTTCCGTATATAATAGGATTATCAATAACAGTAATTTAGGAGGCGGGGGAGATTGATCCCCCGTTTTTGCTATGACATTGGAGGAATACGCGAGATGTTGGAAGAAATTGGCTGATGGCATTCAGCCAATGATAAGGGATAAGATGGAAAGGGATGTTCCTCAGTTTGAGGAATATATACGAGAACAGCTATATAGTGGTGTTGATGGCGATGAAAGTCCTTTAATTCCCGGATATACAGAGGACCCGTACTTTAAAAAAGCTTATGGAGAGCATTGGAGGAAAAATGCCGAACGCTATAAGAATTGGAAGACAAAGATACAGAAACCAAAGCCTTCATATTTGGGTTTTTCTGCAAGAGGAAATAATACTCCAAACCTTATCATACGTGGAGATTTTTATAGTTCCATCACGGCAATACCAATATCAAATGGTATAAGGATTGCCAGCTATGGCGTTTCTTTTGGTTCTGATATTGAGAAGAAATATGGTTATAAAATTTTCAAGGTAAGCTCCAAAGCAAGGAGGCATTATGTTACGTACAGGCTTATGCCCTCTATTGATAAATTTATAAGGAGGTGCGAATTATGAAAAACTGCTTGTGCCAAGGAAATAAATCAATGAGGGAGATGGAACATATGCGTTCAATCGCAGAGAAGGCTGCTGTTATGGATGAATGTGTTTATATATTATACAAGGTTGGAGATGTGTATAAGTTCTGTCGTGAAGGTGAAAACTGGTCGGGTGAGTTTGTAGAATTCATATTTCCGTAAAATGGTGATTTTTATCATTCTATTATTTTGGCGTTTCCCGTATTATTTATTAATTTAGCAACAGCGATAGATAGAGGTTTCGCATAGAAAGATATTATATATTCATTAAGAGTAATGGATATGATGCGGTGGCCGACTCCTCTATATCGGTTGCCGCATTTTTTATATCCCGTATTAAGATGTACGGAACATCTTGTGAACGAAAAGACATGAAAACGAATCAAATCATGATTCGCCCAATGGGTGAATTTACAGTTAGTCAGAGAACAAAAGATGGCTATTTTGACGGTGGGGACTTGTTACGTCAATGGAATTCAGTAAAAGGAAATGAACAAAGAAAAATGGATGAGTTTCTTTTGGCTAAAAGAACTGGAGATTTTATAGAAGCGCTCATAGCTGAAGAACGTGAAAATGGTTTAGGGGAAAATTCCCCTAAAATTGATAATCAGGTAGTTAAGAAGAGTAAGGTTAAAGAGAAGGGTAAAGCTGGCAGACCTAAAGAAGAAGTATGGATGCATCCTTTCTTATTTACCAAATTTGCCATGTGGATTAATCCTCGCTTTGAAGTAAAGGTAATACGCTTCGTATATGATGAGATGATTCAATACCGTAATTTAGCTGGAGATGCTTATCCTGCTATGTGTCGTGCCGTTTGTTCAATACTCCCTGGGGATATATTCCAGAAAAAGATTAAGGACTTAGCCAAGTCTCTAAACATCATAGTTTATGGCAAACATGAATCAGAAATGCGTAATAAGATTGGCGATGAAGATAAAATCCGCGAATTATATGAGTTAGAATTACAGATAGCTCAATGGATAGATTTAGGCTTTATCAAAGACTATAACAGCCTTAAATCTACATTGACTAAATTGTATTACCGGAAATATCCCAATGTTCTCCCAATGTAAATATTGATTTTTCCTCAAATGTCTTGTGCGAAAAGATATTTATTTTTTAATTGAAAAACAAAACTATCATTTATGTTGCAATTTAGATTTTGTCTAAATTATAGTGTAAAAATACCATATCATTAATTACTGTGCGTTACTCTGTATTACTGTTCGTTACGATATGTTTTAGATCGTTTTGTGCTGATTTATAATGTGTTGTATAATGTAAAAACATCATTTACCTTTGTACCCGTTGCAAGTCGAACGGCAACAGACACATGATTAAACAATCGCTCAAACGTGAGCCTTCTTTATATTTGGAAATCCGTTGCCGCTCGACTTTAGCAACGGATTTTTTCTTTCCTATTAGTTAGATAAAATCCATACAATCGGTTCTATCAGTGCCCACCGTGCGGAACTTTGGATTAAACCAATGACAGCCGTGAGATAAAAAGGCTCTTCTGTTGATTATAACTCTTGTAATGTCCTGCTCCGTTCCACGTACCAACGACAGGCGACTCACAAAGATTTTACCACTTTGACAAGAGACCGAGATACAAGTTAAGAGATAAGACTCTTAGGTAGGTGAGGGCGGAACTGTATAATCAGCACAAACATTCAGTTATATTATGTAGTCTGAATGTTAACCCAGTCTCCTAATTAAATATTAGGTAGGTGAGGGATAGGGTACGGTATAAACTATAACGAATAACAAGAGCAAACTTTAAAATTATTATATGGATAATTCGATTAAAATATTTAAGAATGATGTATTTGGCGAAGTACGAGTAGCTGGAACAAGCGAAGAACCGCTTTTCTGCTTAGCTGATGTTTGCAATGCAGTTGAGTTGAGTAATCCTTCATCAGTAAAAACAAGATTAAACGATGAAGATTTGCAACTGCTTGATTTACACGCCCTAAATCCTGATTTATACGTGAATGGGAATTCATTTGCTACGTTTATAACAGAATCAGCCTTCTATGACGTTCTTCTTTTTAGTTCTAGCAAGAAAGTAAAACCATATAGAAGATGGGTTACACATGAAATATTGCCCTCCATTCGTAAGTACGGTGCGTATATGACGTCCGATACTATAGAAAAGGCTCTTACATCTCCCGACTTTCTGATTCAACTTGCTACTACTCTGAAAGAAGAAAAACAGAAACGGATTGAAGCAGAAAAGAAGGTGGAAGAACAAGCCCCAAAAGTTCTGTTTGCTGATGCTGTAATAGGAAGTCGTTCTTCATGTCTTATAGGTGAACTGGCTAAGATAATATCTCAAAATGGATTCCATGTTGGGCAGAACAGACTGTTTGAGTGGCTTCGCAATAATCATTATTTAGGGAGTGTTGGTGAACGTAGAAATATACCTAATCAGCAATATGTTGAACAAGGTCTGTTTGAATTGAAGAAAGGCACACGATCCGGCAATGATGGAGTGTTGCGTACTACTATAACAACCAAAGTTACCGGGAAAGGCCAAGCCTACTTCATAAACGGTTTCCTGACTGGTAAGTTCATCATTTAACCAATTGTATCACTAAATCAAAGAACGAATTATGAAAAATCCATTTAAATTAGCAAGTTATATTGGATTTATATTGTCAATTGTTTAATATTCATACCATTGTGTAAGATAAAAACATCATTACCTTTGCATTTGTAACAAGTGCAAGTCGTTACTTGATGAGCTTGCACCTATTACGAGACTTTATTTTTATACGATTCCAAGCGTGGATAGTATAAGGGAGGAAAGCAGGAGTGAATAATGGCACAATGAGGTTCGATTCCTCACCTGCTACAATCAGTCAAAATAAATCCCCGGAGGCGGAAGTGACTGAGCCGCCAACGGGGAACAATATTAATTTTATATCGCAAAGATATGGAAAATTTTAATAAGTTAGTACCTATTGATGGGGAAAATGGCGAAAAAAGAACAATAAGTTCACTGCAAATTGCAGAAATTACAGGTAAGGCATATTGTGGCGTGTTGAAAGTCATTAGAAAGATGGATATTATGCGTGTGAAAATAACAATGAAAAATATATTTTCATTATTTGTTTGTTTGAAAAAATGTTGTAACTTTGCAGTGCGACAGTTTTATTATCATATTCGGATTGGGGATTTTTTATGCCCAATATTGAAGTATTGCTTAAAATATAAGCAGAGGTTTCTCCGTACATATTCGCCCCAAAGCCGATATGGAACTGTCGCAAGTTGGAGAAATTCTCTGCTTTCTTTATTTATTAACTTTTAATTTTCATTATTATGCGACAGTTGAATGAAAATCAAATCTTCCAATACAATGGAAGTCCTATTACCTTTCAGAAAGGCGATAGTGTAATGGTAAATGCCACAGAAATGGCTAAACCGTTTGGAAAACGTTGTAATGACTTTTTGTCAACAAAACAGACGAAGGAGTTAATTAGTTCATTATCAGCCAAAACGGGAATTTCCGCAACGGGTTTAGTTACTGTAAATCAAGGAGGTAACAATCAAGGCACTTGGATGCATGAAGACCTTGCTTTGGTATTTGCACAATGGCTTTCTCCCGACTTCTATTTATGGTGTAACGACCGTATCAAAGAGCTTCTTCAATACGGCATGACCGCCACGCAGCCAACCCTGGAGCAAATGATTAACAATCCCGACTTGGTTATCAGTCTTGCCACACAGCTAAAGAGCGAACGGGAGGAAAAGCAACGATTGGCATTGGAAGTGCAGAAGAAGGAACAGGAGAAGCAGTCTATTATAGAAGAAACAAAACCCGCTGTAGTTTTCAAAGAATGTTTTACAAGTTCGTCTACCAATATTCTCATAGGAGATCTTGCGAAACTTATCACCCAAAACGGATATAAGATTGGAGAAATAAGGCTTTATGAATGGATGGTAGAGAACAAGTTCCTTATCAGAAGGCAGCGATACAGCAGATCGAAGAATAAATATATAAATGACTATATGCCTACACAGAGGGCGGCAGAAATGGGATTGTTCTTCGTGAAAGAAAGACCGATAGTATCGGGTGAAAATCCCATTTTTATAAAACATACCTGTTACGTTACAGGTAAAGGTCAGGTGTATTTTCTGAATAAGTTTAAATCTTTAATGGCTGCATGATCATGGAAATAAAAATGAATAATAGCTTAACATTTGATGAAGTAGCAGATAAGTTGGGATGTTCAGTGGAGGATCTTCAAAAAATAGCTTTAGAAAATGGATTGATTGACGAGAATGGGAATCCTACCGAAATGGCAATAAGAGAGGGCCTTTTTTCTCAATATGCGACAATGGAAGATGAATATGGTACAGTAAATATAACAGTATCACATTCCGAATACGATATGATAGCAGTGTGTATATCAGATCCTGAAGACCATGAGCGTGACAGTGTGGCTTTTATTTCAAGAGAAAAAGCTCATGCATTAGGAGAATATCTTCTTAATATGTAATAACAATATTATTTATTAATCAAGTCTTTCCCACCTTATCTTACGAGGTGGGCAGACTATTTACATCCGTTAACGTTGCGATTCGCAACATAACCCGAAAAGACTATGAAAACAATAGATAAACTTGAAATTATACTTCAAAAAATGGAAGAACAAAATAATAGACTTGAACGGATATACGGCAAACATCTCAAACTGATAGTATGCACTGGGAAAAGAAGTGAGAAGGTTAAATTTAAACATAAAGATTGAAACGCTATGTTTGTAGTTTATTTAGACAACATTCTAAATTGAAAACAAATATGTCGTAATGTTTTGATTTGATTTCAAAAGTATATTATTTTGCTGAAAATAACCAAATTATTATAACTATATGAAAAAAGTATTATTTTTAATGATTGTTTCATTATTCAGTATGAATCTGAGTGCTCAAGTAATGAGAGCGGAAGAATTAGAAAAATATGCAAAGGAAAATTATGGTGATAAGTGGGTGGATGCGGCTGAAAATTTAGGTTCTTCATTGGTATTGGATAAGAATCAGAGTTTGACCTATGAGCAGATAATTAATTGTGGGGAACAGACTAAAGAGCAGTTATATATTACTTTAAACCATTGGTTTGCGGAGTCTTTTAACGATGCGAACTCAGTAATTAAATTGAATGATAAGGATGCGGGAGTAATTATTGCTAAAGGATTTGTGGGAGGAATCGCTCAACATATTGGAGGAATGACAGCTTATAATGTTAACATCCACCCTGTTATAAAAGTTGATATTAAAGATAAAAAAATTCGTGTTACATATACGCTTCAATATTATGAGGTTGAGCAGAACATCGGAGGCGGATGGATGGGGGCTTTTTCTGCTGGTACAACAGGACAGCCTGCGGACACGACAAAGAAAACATCGTCTAAAGCATTGATTATGGCTCATGCATATTCCAATGTTATTATGGATAAAATAGAAGAAGCTGTGAAGAATGGTCTTGTGGGCAATGAAAATGATGATTGGTAATTTAAATAAATTATTTTTCACGGGGAGAAGTTTTTGCTTCTCCCTTTTTTATTTCCTCACCTTCATAATATCAATAAAATCACTATCTTTGCTCTTAGAAGGTGCATGAAGTCATGCACTACCCAAAACTTACGAAAAGACCATGGCAGGAGCAGAATTTAAAATTACTGATGCGATTGATCCTAACATCGTTAAGAAGTTGAATGAGATAAGGATTAATATTCAAACCACATCTTCCGAATATGCGAATTTTACAAAACAATTAAGTGATGGCATAAATTTTAAGCCGGGTAATCTAAGAGAATACCAGTCTAAAGTTGACAGTTATAATGCTACAATTACCAAATTATATGCTTCTCAAAATAGGTTGTCTGAATTACAGGCTAGTCAATTAAAGTTATTGACCGATATTTCCCGTAAGATAGAGCTTCTTACCAAACCATTGAATACATTGGCAGACAAGATAACGGAAGTAAAAGTAAATTTGAGAGGTGCTTCCGAAGACTTGAAGAACGTGTCACAGGATGCGGAAACTGCTTCTGTTTCATTCCAAGAGGCATCTAAGAAAATATCCATGACTGCTGCTGATTTTGATTCAATCCGTCAGACGGTAAAGGCTTTTGATACACAAGCCTCCGAATTGAACAGTAGATTAAGTGATAACAAAGAAACAATTTCAGTCTTAAGAACATCTCTGAGGGAATTATCGAAGGAGTATAAGAAAGGTGCTATCAGCGAAGAGGAATACAAGTCCAAAAGAGATGCTACGGTATCCCAGTTACGCATGCTGACAGAGCAGAATAAACAGTATTCGGCGATATTGAGAAATCATACGCAGGTAGCGATTGCCACAGCAGGAAGCTATAACGAGATGAAGGCTTCAATGCTTCAGTTGGAAAAGGAATATTATAACCTTTCACAAGCTGCACGCGAGGGAGCAAAAGGTATGGATATCTTGAACAATATCGGCAAGTTGAATCAACAATTAAAGGATATAGATGCACAGATGGGCAATTACCAACGTAATGTGGGTAATTATGCTTCTGGTTGGAATGGCCTTAATGTTTCCATACAACAGATTGCGAGAGAACTTCCGGCTTTGTCTGTTAGTGCCAATACTTTCTTTCTTGCCATATCCAATAACCTTCCTATGTTTGTTGATGAGTTGAAGAAAGCGAGAATTGAATATGAGTTGGCTAAAAAATCAAATCAAACAGCTATACCTGTATTTAAGCAGGTATTGAGTTCCCTTCTTAGTTGGCAGACGGCTTTAGTTGTTGGGATAACTCTTTTATCGAGTTATGGAGGTGAGATAACCAAATGGGTGGGTAGCCTGTTTGATGCGAGAAAAGAGTTGGATGCTTTGGAAGAATTGCAAAAAGATTTCAATAAGGTCCAACTTGATGGGGCTAAAAATGCTCAGGACGAAGCGGTAAGATTGAATATCTTATATAGAGCAGCGACAAATCTTGAAAGACCAATGAAAGAACGTTTGACTGCCGTAAAAGAGTTAAAAAGGGAATATCCGACATATTTTAATAATATAAAAGATGAAAATATTCTCGTAGGTAATGCTTCCGATAGTTATATAAACTTAGCAGCTTCTATAGTTGCTGTTGCAAAAGCACGCGCTACAGAAGATATTATGGTAGAAAAAGCAAAAGAGCGTATTGCTTTACAAACTCAATATAACGAATTGATAAGAAAATCTTCAGAAGCATCATTAAAATATCAAGAAAAGGCGAACGAAGGTCCACTTCTTTTAGCCTTACCTGAATCCGTAAAAGCGACAAAATTTCAGAAAGAAGCTGATGAGGTTTATGACAAATTAAAAAAAGTAGAAAATGAAATTAAAGAATTAGCTGATTCGGTTAATATAGACGATCTTTTATTTGATCCTAAGAAAACATCAAAAGCCGCAGATGATTTAGCGCAATACATGGGGAATCTTAGGAATAAAATGGCTGACTTGTCCGTTTCTCTCATTGAGGATGAGCATGAACGTAATCTTGCTGCCATAGAGAAAGAATATAAAGACCAGATAGCAGCTGTAAAGGGATATTCTGAGGAAGAGAACAAACTTCGGGAAATGTTGGGCCAAGAGAGAATGCAGAAGATAGCGAAAGAGAATGAGGAATATGCTAAGAAGTTGGCAGAGGCTGAGAAAAAAAGGATCGAGGAAAAGAAAAAGTATACTGATGAGATGCTCAGACTGGAAGAGGAACAATCATCTCTCCGTATAGCAGCTACAAGTACTGGATATAAGGAACTTGAAAACATTATAACAGAAAATTATTCAAAAGGGCTGCTATCGCGAAAAGAATACGATGAAGCCATGCGTGAACTGGAGCGGAAAGCCGCAAACGAGCAATTACAGATACAGATAGATGCTGCTGAAAAAATGATTGAGATAGCGGAGGCATCGGGCGTGGTAAGCAAGCAACAAATTGAAATGCTGAGAGAATCCATAAAGGCTATGGAAGCAGAGATAGGTTCTATAAATGCGGATGATCAGTTGAAAAAAGCGGAAGAGCAACAGGATATCACACGAAGGAATTTTGAAGTGTTGAAAGGTTATTCTTCTGCATTGAAAGATCTTGCATCGGATATCGATAGCCCGTTTGCCGGTATATTTGATGGGATGGATAAGGGATTCAGTATTATGTCTGATAAGATATCGGGTGTTTGGAAAGAACTTACAGACGGTGAGAAGATGGAAAGAACTACCGAGATGTGGGCTTCTATGGTTAGTGGAATTGGTGAAATGATATCATCCATTTATGATCGCCAGATTGAAGCTATTGAGGCTGAACAGGAAGCGAATGAGAAAGCTGGTGAAGAGGAAATTTCCCGTATAGAGGTTTTAGAAGAAAGAGGTGCTATAACAACTGAAGAAGCCGAAGCGCGTAAACGTGCGGCGGAAGATAAAACGGCACAAAAGAATGCCGAATTGGAGAAGAAAAAAGCTGCATTAAGAACAAAACAGGCAAAGTTTGAGAAAGCTACCAGTATAGCTGAGGCGGCTATACAGATAGCAGGTGGTATTTTGCAGACGATAAAACAATTGGGCTTCCCTGCTGCAATACCTATGATAGCTGCTCTAGGTGCTATGGGAGCGATACAGCTTGCTACTATTATAGCGACTCCTATTCCGAAGTATGCCAAGGGTACTGATTCGCATAAAGGCGGATTGGCTGTAGTGGGTGATGGTGGTGTCCCTGAAACAATCGTTACTGAAAAAGGAGCGTATATTACTCCGTCTGTCCCTACTTTGGTTGACATCCCTAAAGGTGCGAAGGTTATACCTTATGCAGTGGATATGGACAGGATAAAGGCTCATGCAAATGATTTTGATGGTCTTATGGCATATAGAAGCGAAAACGATCTTCCTCCTGTATCAATAGTTAATGATTATAGTGAACTGGAGAAAAAGATAGGGCATCTGGAAAAATCACAGCAGATAGGATTTGCAAAATTAGCCAAGGCGATAAGAGAAAACAATTATCAGCAATTTTCAAAAAGTATCTGATTATGAGGTATACAAGTGACATATATGAACTTCCCTTGTCCGTTTTTATAGAGATTTATACCAATGATAGCAATACTATTGAATTTGACGGTGAGGACAAAGGGGCTGTATCGGCAAAAATTATCAATGACTATGTAGAAATTGTCGGGAGCAAACAGTTGTTCTCTGAGATATTGAATTGTAATGAGCGTATGAATCTTGCAATGACTGTGGAGTGCATGAAGGCATGTGAGAACATGATGAAGTTGAAAATGTATGATGAGGTGCGTGATATTCTGATGAAGATAGGTTATTCGTGTAAAAAAGGTGATGTAATGGCTATGAATGCTAGAATATCCGCATTAAATTCCCGTGCACAATATGATTTGGATAAGATAAGTAAGGAAAAGAATGAGGGACTGAAGGAGAAGCCTACAAAACGTGGATTTATAAATGAAGTTGTCGCTATTGGGAAGTATAATAAGATGTATATCAATCCGAAAGAATGGACCGCCGGATCTTATGCCTGTCTTGTAAGGCAGACATGTGACGAAATCGATGGGTTGAATCGTAAAAAGAAATAATTATGTATTATCGATGTGAGTTACTTATAAATGGTCTGAAGTACAGGGTTACTGATGATCTTGAGAATTGGGACGAGGTGAAGGCTAGTTTCAAGAGAAATGACTATGACGGTGTTATCCGTACATTTTCCAACAAATTTTCTTTTGCTGGGGATGCTAGAAAATTGCTGTTAAAACAATATGATGAAGATTATTTGAATGCTTCTGCCTCAATAATAATAAGTACAAGAAATAACAGTTGGTTGTATAATGAACGGTTTAGTTGCGCTCTCAATTTCTCTACATTGCAGGATAATGGTCGTATTTTACAGATAAATGCCGTGGATGATAGCGTGGCGTCCATGATAAAGTCAAAAAAAGGAACTCAATATGAATATTCGGTCGAAGAGGTGAAAAGCCCCATTCCTCTTGTTTATGACGGACTTGAACTTTCAGAATCAGCAAAATGGATTCCTACAGGTGATACGTTGGAGGACGATGACACTCTTATTAATGTTTATTTCAGTAAGAAAATGTCACCAATGCCAATATATATAACTGCCAGTGATTCCTTAATAAAGGGGTCTCTTGAATTTAATGATCAAACAGTAGGTGGTGATGATGTATATTCGATAAAGGCTCTGAAATCAATTAAGATAAATATAGAGTTTAATATTGATATGTTTGTGTTTAGGAAATATCAGTCTGGTGCTTTGGGATATGATGTAAGAGGTGTGAGGCTCCAGATTATGAAGATAAGTAATGATATTGATAGTAATGGGGAAGCGGTGACTACGGAAACGGTGATAGGAAGTTTTGAACTTACGACAGAATCAGAAACGCCAGTGGAAAAGAAGGTTTCGGAATCGTACAATATAAGTCTTTTGCATAATGATAAAATAATAGTGAGAGCTATGTATGTCAATGAGAAAGAAGAGATTGTACCTGTATTGCCGGATTTGCCATACAAAGTCTCAACATCAAGTTATTTTAAAGCATCATGGAAAAATCGAATAAACCCTGTTGAGATGGATGTTATAAAGCCCGATACATTGCTGAACAGACTGCTTAAAAGTATTAATGGAGAGAAAGATGGTTTGACTGGAGTGATTGAGGGGACAGGAGATAGAAGGCTTGATAATTGTATGCTCTTGGCGGCTGAATCAGCCCGTAAGATTCCTGGAGCCAAAATATATACATCCTTCACCAAATTTGCAAACTGGATGAGTTACGTGTTTGGTTATGCTTACGACATATCCGGGAATACAGTAACTTTCCGGCATAGAAGCAAATACTTCTCGAATAATGTTGTCAAAAGGATAGATGATTTATCTGATTATGAGATGAAGGTTAATTCTGCATTGGTGTATTCTCGCATACGGATAGGCTTTGACAAGCAGGATTACGATACGGCTAATGGAAAGGACGAGTTCCGTTTTACGAATGAATATACCACAGGCGTGACCATGACGGACAATAGCCTTGAAATGATATCTCCATACCGTGCGGACGCATACGGCATAGAGTTTCTTGCTGACAAGATAGGTGAAGATACTACAGACAACGAAAGTGACACTGATTTATTTATGGTAGGGGTGAAATCTGATTCATCTGGACTTAAGTATATATTGAACAGAGATTATCTTATGGGTGGCGTTCTCAGCCCTGACACAATGTTCAATGCCATGTTTTCCCCTTCTTCTATGGTTTTGGCCAATGAAGCATACATCGGCTCATCTGTTGAGATGCTTACTTTTGCGTCATCAGATGGTAATAGTGATGTGGGTATTGATGGAATGGGGGAAAGTAGGGATATAATTCTTTCAAAAAGGATGTTTACTGTGGCGGAGGTGGAATTTGAGACTTCGGATGTGGAACTCCCGGAAGATCTTACAGGAATTGTTGAACTGGAATACCAAGGCAAAGTTGTACAGGGATATTATCAGCAGGCTGATTACAATTTTACAAAATCACAAAGTTCAAAGGTGACTTTGATCGTAAAAAAGTTTAGTTCGTTATAAAGATTCAAATTTTAATTGTTATATTTGCAATGAAAGCTTGTGAAGTCACAAGTTACTAGAAACTAACGAAAAGACCATGATATCAATCGGAGATGTTTGCCCGTTATTCTTCAAACCGCTGAAATATAAATATTCAAATGCAGGATGTTTCAGACAAGTATTTTCTGTGTCAGACAACATCCTGCTGCAAATCTTTTGTGATAACGGCGAAAAACCTTCAGCTTATTTAAATAATAAGATCGGCAATATTTCCTCCAAGATAACACTGCTCACTTATGATGTAAATGAAAGCATTAAGATGTATTATGCCTCATTATCTCCCTCGGAGGGGATATATACAGTAACTATAGGCGATAAGGAATGTGAGGAATTCTGTGTGTGTGAGAATATAGGTGATTCTATATTGATTGAATATTCCCATAAGGATAATAATTCTGCATTTGATAATATATTCTGGATTGATGATGTTCAGCAGATGTTTCAGTTCAGAATAATAGGAGGATTCAAACCGGATGGGGTGGAGTTGAAAGTTGAAAACGAACAGTTTGTGAATCAGAAGCAGGAGATAATAGAAATGTATTCTCTCCCTTATAAAACATTTGATTTTGTTTTCGGGACAAGTTGTGGCGTTCCGTACTATATAGCGGAGTTTATAAATAAGGTACTTTGCCTTTCTCACGTCAACATAGACGGTAATTTGTATGTACGGGAAGGGGATTCTGTCCCGGAAAAGCTTGATACAATAGGTAAAAAACAGATGTTTATATATAAAGTGACTTTACGCCCTAGAGAAAACGATATTGCTGGGATCGGAGGCAAAACTGAGATCGCAACTTCTTCTTCAGGTATAGCATTTTTGCTAACTAATCCTGAAGAGGACGATGTGTTAAAATACAAGAAGGCGCAAGCTGCTTTTGTTAACGAAAATTATGTGTAATCATGGCTAGAAATCATCCTATAAAGATATTGTGGTACGGTTCGGAAACGGATGCAGAAGGAAATCCGATTATACCGAAAATATCCCCATCATTTGAAAAGCGATTGGAAGGGTTGAATGAGGGTGAGATATACATACATAATGATGATAAGAATCCTTCTATTTACATAAGGACCAATAAAGACCGGGTTGTTGCCATATCGGGAAGTGCAAATATAGAGGAACTTTCCAAATACTTCCTCCGCAAAGATATCGCCGACACCGCCAACGGTCTGATCACTTTCTTGAAAGGCCTTTTGATAGGTAAGAACGGTAGTGGAATTACTGTACTTGAGAACGGTATGTCACAGGCTGTTGTTGATTATCTGTATGTCAAGGTCAAAGCCGTTTTTGACGAGCTTGAAGTAAAGAAGAAGACGTATGTAGGTGGTGAGCAGGTGATTTCCCATGCAGGCATGAAATGCAACCGTGTGGATGAGTTGGATGATGTCTACCGTTGTTATTTCAAGGAAGAGGAAGACGGAATTGAGATAGAGAACCAGTTTACTCCGGGATCTCTCGCCATCGCACAGGAGTGCAATATCAAGACTGGCGTTTCTCATCATGTCGGCAACCGCTATTACTGGCGGTTGGTCACAGCAGTAGGTGAGAATTATATAGACCTGTCCAAGACCGTGTGTGATCCTAATGTCGAGAACGATGTTCCGGTGGCAGGTGATGATATCGTGGGATTGGGCCATAAGACTGATATCACCAGACAGGCGGCGATAATTCTCTCTTCGGTGAACGAAGTTTCTCCGTCTATCATCATGTATCAGGGTATTAATGATTTTACCTTGACCGGGAAAGACGTCATTTCTTTTGATTTTGACAAATCTACCGGCAAGGCCCGGATGAAGGTGTACGGAGATACGTATATTGGCGACAAGGACCGGACCACTTACATGGAATACACTCAGGATAAAGGTGTTGATATCAAGGGTATGTTCCATATCGAGCAGGGTTCCACCGGATGGCGTAATATGGAAGGTCTGCCGGATGATATACAGGCGGCCGCAGATCTTGCCCAAGAGGCCAAGGATGCGATAGACAATGCGGCTGTCGGCTCGGTCAATCTGTTGCGCAATTCCGGGTTTACCGGAGATTATGAGACAGAGGACCTGTCTGCCGCTACCGAGCTATCGGCGGATACCGAACTTTTTAGCAAGCAACTAGAATATTGGACGGGAGTGGCTACCGTATCTGCGGACAGTGATGCCGGCTCCGGGTACTCTGCCGCAATCGGTAGTTTGTCCCAGTCCGTATCATTGATTAAAGGAGAAAGTTATGTTATCAGTTATAAAGCAAAGGGTACGTCTGTGTCTGTTTCGTGCGGTTCTTTCAGTGTTTCTCAACCTCTCACATCCTCTTATCAGAGATATACCCATAAGATCACCTTCAATGGCAGTGGTATATTTCTTATCAGTGGTACCGCAACCGTTTGTGACCTTCAACTAGAGCGTGGGACCATTGCTACTGACTGGAAGCCTTCAATTCTTGACAATGACAAGGCAACAGCCGGTTTCCAGTCAATCAATTATATCGCCAGTGCAATCAAGGATGGATCTGTGGATATCCTTGGCGGTTTGATACTAGCTAATATGATCCAACTAGGCAACTACAAGGATGGTAAGATGCAAAAGGTCACAGCCGGAGTGAGCGGCATATACAATGATGATGATGATGTAGCATTTTGGGCAGGAGGAAAACTTGAACAGGCTATTAGAACCGTGATGAGGTTTCGTAATGACCCCGATTACCAGCCCACAGATACGGAATGGGCGAATATGGCGAACTTTGTTGCCACTCATGGTGGCGATACGTTCCTTCGTGGCTATATTTATGCCTTGGGTGGTAAGTTCAGAGGTGTGGTTGAAGCCTTGGGCGGATTTTTCCGCGGAAAAGTAGAAACATCTGTTGACGGGAAACGCATTGTCATTGATCCGGATAAAAATACTCTTGAAATGTACACGACTGAAGGACATGCCACCTTGATATTAAGGTTCGACACATCATCAGACGGATGGGAGTATGGTGATTTGATTCTACGGAAATATGTAGGGGACCAATTGATACAAGAAACGACTGTATATCCGGAACGTATCAGAATACAGAATCATGTGGAAAATACGGATATTATTCTTACTCCCAATAACGTTTCTTTCTATGGCTCTAAAGGCGAAACTCTGTTGGTTGGGATGAAACCGGTATATGACGGAGGGGCTGTGTCTAAATATGTGGCAAATATTGAATGCAGTAATTGGCCGTCTAAAGATAACGTCAGCTCCGGGCAGGTATATGTGGAATATGAAACACTTGAAGGAATAGTGACAAATGGAGTGTTAAAGGTAAGAAAGTGATATGGAACTTAATAGTATTAATAAAACAGGTACTTGGAGTGAGGCGGCAGATCGGCTTAACTACAATTTTAGTAAGACTTCTATCGAGATTGATAAGGTCAAGCAGAACAGTGTCCGCAACAAGGGATTGTTTTCTACGGTAGAAGCATTGCAGGCTGCTGTCCCATCTCCTGTTGTGGGCGACTGGGCTGTCGTGGGAGATACCATACCGGGTCCTATATATCAATGTACGAAGAGAGGCGTATGGAGCGAAACAGGAACAACCGGAGGCGGTGGAAGTGTTGACCTTTCCGGCATCTTGAAAGCCGAGGAGATAGACGATGTTACATCAATATTATAGTTATGAAAATTAATTACCAATCCGATTTTAAAATTATAGAGAAGAACCTGAATGGAGACATATCAACTCCCTTCCGGTTTACTTACTTCAATCCGTTCAAGGGGAAGTTCATAGCCTCCTTTGACGGACAAGAGTATGTGGGTTGCAGCCGTATGGAAGATGGCAGTCTGCTTGTCGCTTTTGACAACCCCGGTTTCTCTCCCGGCATGTTAAAGGTCAAACGAGAATACTTCATCTCTGATTCCGACTTTAGAGAGGGCATCTGCAACCTTGTATCTATTGAAGATACAGGGATTGTGCTGACTACCGGAAAGACGGATGAGAGCACAGCGGAGATCATGCCCTATCCGGATTATGCCGCATACAATGCGGTGCAGAGCGTATCTCTGTCAGATAAGGAGTATGATGATGTGCTGAGTGATTTTAAGAGTTAATAAATAATTACATAAAATAACAATAGTCCAAGTTCCGGCGGAACTTAGGCTAAAACAGGAGATATTATGGCAAAAATGCATAAACTGACCAAAGGTGGACAAACCATTTACCCGGCTACTATAACTGATGCGGTGGTCAATCCCAAAACGCGTAAGAGTCTGACTACGGAAATATCTGAATTACATGCAATGAATGTTATTATAGACATTCAAAAAAGTCTCAATATTAGTTATAATACTTTTGGTGAGTTAATAAACTCACAAGAGTTAAAGTCCTATCTACGTAATACATATACAGATTTGTCAAGGTATAATGTGATTATGACATTTAGAAACATGCAAGGCGTGACCGAAACATATCAGTATAAGGGATATGACATTGATGTTAATTATATATCAGATGCGTCATATTGGGAACGATTGGACAATAGCCTAATGGTCGAATCAAATGCGTATTCGAATATGGCTGAAATTAGCCTAATAGGTGAAAACAAGTATATAGACTTTAATACAGGAGAAGTTAAAACATCTAACAGTAAAAATCATGCTGTTTATAAGACAGAATGTTCCGCTGGGAATATATTTATATATAGAGGTACAGTCTTGTATTCCGGTAGTTACCGCAGAGCAGTCTATGCATTTTATAAATCAAGCTCTGATTTTAATAAAAATACGTTGATTTCTATTAAGGAAGCATACGAAAATACCCCCTTATATTTTGAAAGATTAGAAGTTCCATCCGAAGCGAAAACATTGCTTGTGTTCTGTTTAAACTCCGATTCTATAAAAACCAAGTTTATGTTGACCAAAGAGTCAATTAAACAAGAACGACTATTGCCGGGTGATAGAATATTAATATCTGGAAACATTATCTCAGTTGACGATCAGGATCTATCGACAAGGCAGGAACTGTCAGACTTGGATAAAAAAAAAGCTGATATATCCATAGAAATGGTCAATCCAATAAATTGGTGGAATAAGAACAGCAAGATTGGTTTTTATGATGCAAATACTGGTGAATTTAAAGAAAATGAAAGTTATCTTTCGTCTGAGGTTATAACTGTAAGCGCCGGTAATATAATCCAATGCGGTTATTTTCTTTCGGTATCAGATGGAATTGGAGTTAATTGGATTAAGTATAATCCAAATCAATTTATTACGCTTTGGCATTCTGACGGCAGGGTTGAGCGGATAAACGATACCGCCTTCCCTTCGTTCCCATATCAAGTTGAAGAGAATTGTAAGATAGCTTATACTTGGTATAAGGGGAATGTAGATGTGAACGTTTTTGAGATGAACAAACAATATGGAGTGCTTATGATATCTGATGATACCCCCACTCATTACGAAGAATACTTTATTCCGTATGAGCAAAAAAAACTGGCACCTGATATTATCGTAAACGGATCAGATACGTCAAAATTTGCAACTAAAGAAGATCTGGATACTAAGCAGAATAAATTAATTGTAGGAAACGGCATATCATTGTCGGAAAGTGGACAGATATCTTTGACTCAGGAAGGTAGTCTGTCCTTAATGCCTAATCCGACAATATATCGTCTAAGCTATCAAATTGAAAGCCGTAAATCTTCCGACCATTATCCGTCTCTTCCATTAATTAAGGATGCCAAAGAATTACTATTTGTTTTAAATGGGAAGATTAATCCAGCAGCCTTATTCTTGTTTGGCAAGCATCGTATTGGAATAGATCAAACAAGTTATATCTATTCAGTTGACAAGACAGTAACCTTATCAGGGCAAAGAGGTGGAATTTTACCTTTAAAATTCATGTTCAATGGAGACGCTATCGAATTAGGGCACAGGGGAAAAACTGCTATCAGTATACTTGTCAACGAAGGAAATGGCTGGATGAGACTCGGAGAAAAGGCTATTGATATATTGACAGAGAATGGATGGAGGAGCTATACACAGATTAAATTTGCCAGCGCGATTGAACGTGAAATCATAATAGAGAATTCATCATTAGTGTATTCGCTACGGTATTCTAATTCCTATACAGTGTCTGAAGTAACATTAAAACAGCCTCTGGCTGTTATTGCAGGAAGTAGCATTACAGAAGCTACGGCAGGAGGTGAATTTGCTCCAATGGGATGGGCATCAATATGTTGCTGGCAGTTAGGAATGGAGTGTATAAACATAGGAGTTGGACAACGCGGACTTGTAACAGATACGGATTCCAGACCGTCTATTTCCTCTGCCATAGATGATATTACTTATTTTAAAGATGCGGATTATGTGTTATTAGGAGGTGCTATTAATGACCAATATGATGACGGTTATCGTAATAGAGTTAAAACATTTGTTGAATCTTTAAAAAAATCAATGCCGTCATCGCATATTATACTGCTTGGAGAATATACTCCACAGCCTGATTCTAATCTATCAGGGAACACTCATGAAAAAAGAAATGAGGCTTTAAAATCCGTAGCAAGAGAATGTAGTATTCCATTTATTGACATGCAGAACTGTGAGGTATATAATCATATCCGTACTATAATTCGGAAAGATACCCAATGGATCAGTGGTACTTTTTTGGACAGTTCATCAGACGCTATGTCTCAAGAAGGAAATTGTGACTTGATATATCATCACGAAAACGGAAGTATAGACCATACTCACCCAGGCAGAATAGGGCATCAATATATAGGGACTCGAATGGCTAATGCTATGCTTGAGATATTGAAATATTTGTAGAAAATAGATTAAAAGTTTGAAATCACTCAAGGTGTAGACTTATGTTATGAATGGTAGACCATTATATAACTATAATGTAAGGGCTGATCTTGGTGTAGGTCAGCCCTTATGCTTAAAACCATTCCGCATCCGGATGCACTTCAACAGACAGACGGAACATTATTTTAGTGATTAACTTTTTAATTATCATAATTTTACATTTTTGTATCTTCGATGTAAGGATTGGTTAGATCCATGAGAACATATTGAATTAAAGCATCAATAACAACGTTAGTTAATAGCAAACATTTTGAATAAAAAAAATGAATATGGGGAATTTGACCAAGTGGTAGTCTATGAAGTTTATCCGATTAATCTGAATGATATAGAATTTGTAGAATGAAGATTTTTTCAATTATGATGCAGAAAGAAGTAATAAGGAAATAAAAAAACAAACTCGCCAGTCTTGCCGTTCTATTAATTCTCTTCATTCATCTTGCAAGTAAAAAATATTGCATTAATGGCAATTTTTTAAGAAGATTGGTTTTTGTTTCAACATTGGCTTCTTATAACTAATTAATATAGTTTTCTTTTTTTGTGTCTAAATGTTAAATATTGCACAATACAAGAAAATATATTGTGATTTGTTTTGCTATTATATCACAATGTTATATATTTACATTGTGATAATAAAACAACAGGTAATAATAGAACCGGCGGCAACGGATAAGCGGCGTAAGACTATGAAGACAAAAATTCAATTTACAGATTCATACAGTGGGAGAGCAATTAATATAGTTATTAATCTTACTGACGATGAAAAGGAATACTACTTAAGAGAAGATGACAAAAATGTCATTTATAACAAAATGTCTTCTTATCAGAGAGCAAAAATAGAATCATTCTTTGGAAAGATGAATGCATACTATACCAAAATTGAGATTTTATAAATAAAAAGTTAGGGCAACGAATTTCTTCGCTGCCCTAAATATTAAAATGTGGTTTAAACCACAATGACATTTTTAATGTCGTTTCAATCCACGCACCGAAGTGCGACTAACATCGTTGATGTTCGATGCAAAGGTGTAACTTTTTGAAATAACGAGCAACAAATTATAAATGTTATAAAACATATTAATTATGGCAAGAAGACGATCTATTACCCTAGATCAAGAGTCTAGGGTATTGTCCTTGTACAAAGCAGGGATGGCTATCAAGGAGATAATGAAGGAAACAGATATAAAGTCTGAGCAAACGATATACAGGATATTGGACAGCAATGGTGTGCCAAGACGTCCCAAGGTTAGAGGTGTAAGAAAAATATTTGTCACGATAGAGGAGGATGTAGCTTCTATCTTGGATAAGGAGCAATCAGTATCATTATATGTCAATGAGGCTATAAGATACTATCACGGTAACCGGCATTAATTGTCGGTTATTTTTTTTATTAAAACTATATTTAAAATCACGTTTTGAATCGTGTTGTTTAGATAAATTAAAGTCATATCATTTCGCAATACCCTAAAAATACCCACGAGAAAAAAAATATTAAAAATATACCAATACTTTTTGTATAATACCCGATGTTTTTTTTATTAAAGCTTTGATATATCTTAAAAATATACCAATTATATATTATATTTTTTCGACACATAATAAGCCAAGGAGGCGACAGAATAAATTGCAGCGCAATCATCTGAACCATTATAATCCAATATCCCATCCATAAACTCATTGTATTGCGGGATCTCATCATAGTCTGCACGAAACATCACATTATTTTTGATAAAATCCAGAAAAGCAGATACCCTAGCATCTGTTCCCATATTTTTATGCATAATTCTGACATCATATCTATCCCTTAAGCCCCGTGCTATGGGGAAATAATTTTTCTCACTTTCAAACAATACTTCCACAGGAGATATGCCCTCTAAAAATGACAGGAGAACAGTCTCATCAAATGATCCTGTATATGTCACATTATCTATATATATTCCCTCATTTACATAGCACGAAACGATAATGAACTTTCCGGCATATTCGGGAAGAACATATACAAGTCTTGTCCCCTGAATATTTTTAGACATATCAAAATATCTCATATCTTTATTTTCCTGTTTAATTTTACTTCGTTTCCTTTTCAAGGAGAAACGAGTATATTCATCCTTGAATACCCATACAGTAATATATCGCAGACAATCCACCAAGTGACCGTATCTCTCATAAGACTGTCCTGTAATCTTATCCTTTACTCTTTTTTTCAGCACCCCTCCATTAACGTCCTTCTTGGCATTGTTATAATCGACTATCGAGTTTTTACATCCATCATCTACCGAAAATGACATTCCCGAGCCTTCATCGAGCATGTAGTTTACAAATTCACCTGACATCGGTACGGACGGGTTAGAAGCCGGTATCCTCTCCTCAACATGGTAATCGCTTTCCAGCCCTTCCACGAACTTATCAAGAAACGATCTCTTCTCTTCGTCTATAGTGTTCCCGTTTCTTGTCGAAGCATCTCCGTACAGATACAGCATATCATTATACTTTATTGATTTCAGGTAATCTACCGCCATTTTTGAAGCCTGTGTTACCGTGTTGAACGGATCACTGGCGCATATCTCGTTAAACTGCCTTATACTACTTCCATCCACTTGGAAAAATGATATTGAAATATAAGGGAGCACATTGTTATCAATTGATATATGAACCGGCATCCCTTTAATGTAGTGTGTCGTTTTTATGTGTTTGTTTGAATCAAATGCATACAGGAACTCTCCTCCTGTCTTAATGCTTCCCCATTCTCCCAATGCGTATACCCTGTAGTAATTATAATCATGATCCTTGTACCATTGGTAATTAGATATCGTCTGTCTGTCATAGTATCCATACTTCCCGTCCGGAGAACCTACTACCCAGAAGTTGTTCTTATACGAAGAATGCAGCTCTACCGTATCCGATGGATATCTTTCCATTTTTCCCGTACGCTCATTAGCTATCATTCTAGATTTATTATACCTCTTTCCTAATATCCGGCTATAATCCTTAGGTAATAAACTCCTTTTTATCGGATATCTTACTTTCCCGTACAAATCATTCGGATGCTCATCCCACTCGTATGTATCAAGGATCTTGGTTTTTATCCACGAGTCCTCTGATACTGGATTAAAGTTGCATATAATCTGTAGGCCCTCCTTTCCTCGTAGGCGGAAACGTATCTGTGTGAAATCCTCATATTCAAACTCAGTGGCCTCTTCCATCACTATCCAGCGATATCCTGTGATAGACTTTATCTTCTCGGGATCGTCCAATCCTGTAAAATCGATTTTGCAACCATTTATACAGGTTATATTATTTTCCTTTGGAGCGAAAAACTGACTCAATTGAAGAGCTTTCATTTGGGTCTTAAACTCTTCATATACCGTATTCTTAAGACTGGCTCCAACTTTTCTCACAACGAGAGCTGAACCTTCTCCGGAGAATACAGACAACAACACGGATTGTGTCGTAGATACAGATTTCCCTGATGAAGAACCACCTCTGTTTATAATATACCGGATATCCTTGTCATGCATCGCCTCACGGATATGCCAAAACAGGGGATTAAACAATTTATATGAGAACACCATCTCTATCATTGCTCGTCCCCAATTATCATGCGCACATTGGTACTGACATCACTTTTTACTGGAGCATCCCATCCAAGCATCTTGCTTATCTGTGTAATGGCGGCTATTTTGCTATATAGCCGTATCTCTACTCCATATTGAGTATTCTTAATCGATTGGATGCAACATCGGACTGGTTTTGGTATATCATCAAGAGAACGGACAATAAACGTATCTTTACCTTTTAATTGAAGATCTATAGGGTCTACATTTACCACATTTGTAAGGAAGCGCAATGCATCTTCCTTCTTCATATCAGACTTTTTTAAGATATCAGCCTGCAATTCATTTACACGGGATGCGACAGATGGATTTCTCAGTAATTCAAATGCACGCTTACTAACGACCCCATCCTTCCATCCAATACTATTAGGGTAAGCTTTCCGATATGCATCTGTAGCATTACCCGTTTCCATATAATAATGGCAGAAATTTTCTCTATTTGCTACGAGTTTTTTTCCCATAAAAGTCTTTTCGTCCGAAGAACGTACCGTGCCCCTTTACACGGAAACATTATAATTCAAAGTTACAAAAAATCTGAATAAAAACAAAACTTGTCATTTAATTCATTTTCTTAAAAGTTCTTTATCATGTAAACCGTGATCACAAGCTGTCTTATAAGATCGATCCCGTAGTTCGTTCAAATTAATATTGCTCATTTCCTTATTCCTAATTTAATTTCTTCATCCTTGATTATTTTCCCAATCTTTCCAGCTTCCTCATACCGTTCCTCTTTTATCAACAGTCTTTGCAATTCCGAAAGCTGGTTAATGTAAACAATATCGTTACGATCTGACACATGACGGACATATCTTTCTATCTCATCCAGCTTATTCTCCATGCGTATATGCCACTTGCTTACCAAAATTAAAGTAAATGCCAAAGCACAAACATTTAATGAGGCAAGGATGAATTTAAATATTAATTCTGCTATTTCCATAACAATATAATCTGTTAATCAATCAGTTCAAATACATATACGAAAACATAAGGATTGGATTCCCATGTGCCCTTGCCTGATACTTTATCTATGAGGGCGGCAAAGGCTTCACGGGGTGTATCAAATCCATCGTCTTTGTTTCCATCAAATTCATAAAATATAGATGGTGGAAACTCATCATCACCCGAATCTTCATATATCCCTTCTTTCAAGCAATCTTCATCGGAAATGTCCTGTAAACGTTCAACATTGATATCGGTAATTCGGATATGATGGGTCATGAAGTCAGCGCGGACAAAGAGTTTATTACGCCAACCTTTGCTATACTTCCAACCACTAACTAACATATCAAGTGTTTCCAATCCTTGTTCATGGTAAACGGTTTCATAGCTTTGCGCAATGGCAACGACTTCACCAACCTTATATCTAGACAAATGAATTTTATCTTCACAATATGTAAATGGAACAATTCGTCTAGTTATTGTCTTACAACCGTCCAACACCGCTTGTGTTAATCCAAATTTATCATTG